TGACCCAGTTTATACCTTAGAGACTGCTCCTCTGGTGGTAGATGGATCTCAAGTCAATGACGGTTCAGTTAATGTTGGAGGTTCTACTTTCAGTTCTGGTGTAAACACTAGTGTTGTGTATGCAAACTCAGATCCTCAGTATATTGATACTTATGGAGTCTTTAAAACTAACAGAAATATAGTCAACGAAAATGTTTCAATTCCAGCAGCAACAAACGCTATGAGTGCGGGACCATTGACTATAAATAATGGTATTACCATTACAATCCCTGTAGGATCTAGTTGGAGCGTTGTGTAAGAAACTATGAGTAGTATATTTGTAAACAACTTAAAATCTTCTACTGGAAATACAATCCTAATTCCAGCAGGACATTCTCTTTCTTTAGATGGATCTATTGTCAGTAATAATTCTTTGCTTCCAAGTCCTTCGGGAAATGCAGGTAAACTTGTCGCTAGCAATGGAAGTAATCTAAACTACGGAGAAACTGGAGCAAAAGGAATCTTGGTTTTTACGGGACCAGGAACTTATACTCCCAGTTCTGGAACTAGACTAGTTCATGTAAGACTTGTCGGTGCTGGGGGCGGTGCATCTGGTCACGGAGAGTCTGGAGGATCTGGAGGTTATGCCGAAGGATTTTTTGACATGAGTGGGGTAACTAGTGTATCAATCACCATAGGAACAGGTGGTAGTGCTACATATTACTCTGGAGGAGCGGGGACTGGACAGTCAACATCCTTTGGAAGTTTCATGACCGCCACAGGGGGTCGCGGAGCAAATAGTAGTCATCAACATTGCGGTGGACTACCTGGACTAGGATCAGGTGGTCAGATTAATACGTATGGTGGTGGTGGAACTGGTCATGGATATAACGGCAGGGGTGGTAATAACTTCTTTGGTGGTCCTGGAGCAACTGGACACCCTCAAGGTGGTTCATTTGCTAACAATCATCAATCGCATACTGTTCCAGGAACAGGTGGTGCTAATGGATGGACAAGATCCTATCCAGGTAATGTAGGAACAAGTGGCATGGTAGTTATTTGGGAGTATGCATAAATGTCTATTTTAAGAGTAAACGAAATTAGATCTCAATCTGGTAATACAGTTGTTGTTCCTTCTGGTTATCAATTGAGTCTTGATGGAACACTTGTTAACGCAACTTCGTTGCCACCCGATCCATCTGGACAGGGTGGGAAGTTTGTTCAGTCAACAGGAAGTGGTGTTGTCTGGACTAATGTTGGTCCAGATGCTATTAGAGTATTTAATGCAAGCGGAACTTGGATTAAACCTGCAGGAATTACAAAAATTCTAGTAAAGATTGTTGGTGGCGGAGGTTCTGGTTCTGGAGTTGGAGAAACTGGGGCAGCAGGTGGATATTCAGAAAAGATTATTGACGTTACTAGCGTCAGTAGCGTTTCTGTTACTGTAGGAACAGGAAATACAAACCCAACATATTACTCTAACAGAGCAGGTGCTGGAACAGCAACATCCTTTGGATCTTACATGACTGCCACAGGAGGAAATGGGGGAAACCAATCACACCAACATTGTGGAGGACTTCCTGGTGTAGGCAGTGGAGGAGATTTCAACATCTATGGAGGTGGTGGATGCGGACATATGTATTGGGCTGGACCTCCTGGTGGTAGTTCTTACTGGGGAGGTGCTGGAGCAACTGGACACCCTCAAGGAGGAAATTATGCTCATCAACATAGTTCACATGCTCCTCCAGGTTGTGGAGGAAGTGCTGGATACCATACATCACGTTTAGGTGCCAATGGTAGAGATGGTATGGTAGTAGTATACGAGTTTAAATAAAATGTCAACCCTTAATGTAAACCGAATCGAATCAGCAAGTGGAACTGCCATTTTGGTTCCTGCTGGATATAACTTGGAAGTTGATGGTGCTATCCTCAATAAGGATACTCTACCTCCAAGTCCAGCTGGGCAAGATGGTAAATTTTTGTATACTCCTGACGGATCATCTTTGTCGTGGTCTGTTGCAGGACCAAAAAGTATTCAGCAATTTACTGCAAATGGAACTTGGACTAAACCAGCAGGAATTTCAAAAATTCTAGTTATGATTCAAGGTGGCGGTGGTGCTGCTTCTGGTCATGCTGAATCTGGTGGTGCTGGAGGATATTCAGAAAAACTAATCGATGTCAGTAGTGTCTCTTCTGTTCAAGTAACTGTTGGAACAGGTTCTACATCTTGGACATATTATTCTGGAGCAGCAGGTGGTGGAAACACTTCTTCTTTTGGAAGTTACATGTCTGCTACAGGAGGAAGAGGTGCCAATACTACCAATCAACATTGTGGTGGACTTCCTGGTGTAGGATCTGGGGGAGACATCAATCTTTATGGTGGTGGTGGAACTGGACACATGAGTTGGGCGTGTGCTAAAGGAGGTAGTTCTTTCTTTGGTGGTGCTGGAGTCTCTGGTCACCCTCAAGGCGGTAACTTTATTAATAACAGTCACGCTCAAGCAGCATATGGTTGCGGAGGAACTGGTGGTTATACATCTTATTCAAACGTTGTTGGTGCCCAAGGAAGAAATGGCGTCGTAATTGTCTATGAATATGTTTAATAAATAGTAATAACGATATTTGTTTAGTAGCAATGAAACATGTTCTTTTAGATAATAGAGGATTGGTATCTGATGTAGTAGATCCTGGAAATGAATTTCCAGTATACAATGGACCAGATTCTCCAATCAGATGGGTCACCTGTGATATAGATTCTGTTGACAGCACTTGGATGATGATTGATGGTCAGTGGGTTGCTCCCAATCAAAGATATGAAAATGGACAAAACTTGAAGAGACAAATCTCATATGGAGATGTTGGAGAGCAACTCGATATGATGTATAAAGATATGGTAGACGGTGGAACAAGATGGAAAGATCATATTGCTAATGTCAAGTCCACTGTCGAATCCGAAAGTGCTTTTGAAGCAAATCCTGCAAACAAAGTAGGCAAGGTAGAAGTAAGACTAGCAGACGAATCGAATCCATCTTGGAATAAACTGCCCGAAGGTTCAAGAATTATTGAAGTAACTGAAAACTGATTATTACTTTGTTATGAAAATTAAATCGGTATGCATTGTTGGAGGTGGATCCTCTGGGTGGATGACTGCTGCGCTACTCTGCAAGAATCTACCTGACTTAAAAATTATTGTTGTTGAACCAAAAAATATTCCTACAGTAGGAGTAGGAGAGTCTACCCTTGGACACATCAATCGATATCTAGATTGTATTGGTCTCCTTGGGAAGGATGAAGAATGGATGCCTCATTGCAATGCAACTTATAAAGTTTCTATTCAATTCACAGACTTCAAGAATAAAGGTCATCGTTTCCAATATCCTTTTGGACAAGTAGATTTTACAAATAAAGATCTTGAAGACTGGTATTACTTAAACCATCTCAAAGAAGATCTAGAATTTTCAAATTTTTATAATCCGATTACATATCTTGCCGATCATAATAAAATGGTTGGCGATAATAAGTATATCAGAAATTTTAATTTCAATCTTGACACCGCATATCACTTTGATGCTACTCAATTTGGGGAGTATTTAAAGAACAATATTTGTATCCCTAACGGGGTCAAAGTTGTGAGAGATTCTGTATCTAATATTTTTAAAAAAACAGATGGCAGTATTGACTTCCTTCAATTAGAACACTCTCCTTTGTTAAAAATTGAAGCAGATCTTTTTGTAGACTGCACTGGATTCAAATCCATGCTCTTGGAAGAAGAGATGGGATCTGAGTTCATCAGTTTCAATGATGTTCTTTTGAATGATACTGCTATTGCTACTAGAATTCCATTTGTAGATAAAGAGAAAGAACTTCATAATGTAACAGACTGCCATGCCATGCAGTATGGATGGGTTTGGAATATTCCTTTATGGAATAGAATTGGAACTGGATACTGCTATTCAAGTCAGTTCACTAGAGATGATTTAGCAGAAGATGAATTTAGAAGACACTTAGCAAAAACAGATGCTAAGAGAGCAGAAGAAGCAGAGTTCTTCAAGATTGATATTAAACACGGCAAGAGAAAAAGAGCATGGGTTAAGAATGTAGTTGGTATTGGATTGTCATATGGATTCCTCGAACCATTAGAATCAACTGGATTACTCACTACACATGAAAATGCTTTAAGACTTCTGTCTACTCTAGAAAGAAGAAATGGTATTGTAAACAAAGTTGACGTAGATGGATTCAACATTTCTGTAGACAATGATATTGAGTCTATGAAAAACTTTGTTGCTATGCACTATGTTCTTTCAGAAAGAGAAGACTCTTCTTATTGGAAATATATTGTTAATGAAGTTGCTCCAGCAAAAGAAGAAGAGCTTTATGATATGATTGTAAGATCACCAAGACTATATCAAGAGTTTACTTTTGCTAGTAATGGTCCTGGATCTTGGGGAGCTTTAGATGGTCTTCTATACATTGCTGCTGGTATGGGTCACACACCTCTAGGAAAAACAGAGTGTATGTATAGACTTCGAGATGGTAGACATAAAATAAAAGAAAATTTAGAGTCTGCTTATAATGAACATTTAAAATATGAAAAGAAGTTGCTAGAAAAACTTCCAACAATGAAATCGACGTTTGAATTCTTGAGAGATAATGTTTACAAATCTGTTTAAAAAAGAAAAAAATTATATAAGATTTCATTCTTTAGTTCCTGGTGTTAATACATTATATCCAATCATTCATTCTAATAAATTGAATAGAAATTGGATAGAAGAAGAGAAGCAAGAATACCGAAGAAAAAAATCTAAGTGTCCGTTTGGGTTCATGAATCCAGATCAGATGACTGTAGATCCTATTCATAGTATTAATAAATGTCCAGCAATTCATGGTATTATGAATAATGGATTTGTTATTCGTGCGGCGTCAGATATCTATGTTCATACTAATGGTGATAAGCATACTATAAACTTCAAAGCAGTTGATTTAGTTCCACATGTTCCACATGTAAATCTTCATGGTGATGATGTATCTAAATGGTTGCTAGATTCATCTAAAGATGTAACTTTGGATCAAGTCTTGAAAATTAATACTCCTTGGAGAGTTACTACAAACAATAACGATTTAGTATTTCTAGTAGTTAAAACTCCATTTGTGAATGAGACTCGATTTAGTCCTGTCATGGGAGTGATGGATCCAAAAACTGCATTTGAGATTAACGTTCAATTATTCTGGCATGTTTTGGAAGGAGATGAATTGATTAAAGCAGGAACGCCTCTATGCACATACATACCAATTTCTAGAAGTCTTCTTCACCAATCAAATTTTATATGTGAAGATGCAAATGATACTGATTGGAAAGTAGAAAATGAAATGAATTATACTTATGAGCATGTTGACTCTATCAGAAATACGTTACAAGAAAGAGTTTCACGAGTTCTCAAAGTTTTAAAAAAATATTATGATTGATTTGTTTCCTATAAAAATCGAAAGAGGATCTGTCATTCCAACAGAGATACAAAGACAAAATACTCAAGAAGGATTAGAATCTTTATTTTCTCAATGTGAACCAAACATATGGACTGGAGAGTCTGGATTATCTACAGGACAATTAAATTTAAAATTATATGCTGACATAGATTTGTCCTGGTTGTTTGAATCTTTATACCCATCAGTTGTTAACTACTGGACTAGTTTAAATTATCAACCAATGAATATTGGAGTAACTTCTTGCTGGGCAAACTTACACAGAAAAGGAGACACCACTAGAGAACATTCTCATAGTGATGGTTTTCATGGGTTCAATGTTATCTCTGGTGTATACTATTTTAAAAAACCAGATGGTATAGGTAATATTAAATTTTGCAATCCATTAGATAATATTTTAAGGATGACACCTTATAAAGATATGCAAGGTATTGATACTATTGCAACTGAAGTCGAGACTAATCAATACGAATATATTTTATTTCCATCTTGGTTGCGTCATCGTGTTGATAAACATCCAGTAGATGAAGAACGTATTGCAATTTCATTTAATTATGTTGGTATGCTATGAATTTTTATAGAATGAATCCTAGTTCAGTTTATTTTGATTCTGAAATAAAACTAAAACCATTGGAGTATGAAAGAGTCCACGTAGCAGATAATGTATACTATTGGAATATTTACGATCCATTCTTAGATGATGGTATAGAAAAATTCAAATCTTTTGTATCATCAAATCCAATTTGGAGAATGAATAATGAATATGAATTGGAAGATACAAATCCATTCGCTACTATACATCTGCCAACCTTTGCTACCAGTAAAATTTTTGATTTACTAAAACAATTTTGTCATAAAGAATTAAACATTTTATTGCCATTGAATGTTAATGATTGGGGAAATCTTTTCTTCAAGAATGAATGCAGACCTATTAAGAGATGGAGACTTCCTCACATGGATTATGTGGGGGGCATTGCATCTAATCTCTGGATGACAGATCATAAAAATTCTGGAACCATATTATACCACTACACAGGAAAGACATATGGTGTTTCGTATGACTTTCAAGTAGATGACTCTCACCCTTTGTATTCTGAATGGCATGAGTTTGGATCCAGAAACAGAGATTCCTCTTGGAAAAATTTTACAGACGAAGAAGCAGAGTATTGGGGGTTCAAACCTCTTGGTTTGGTGCCATCTAAATATAATTGTATGACTTGCTATCTACCAAACGTTTCCCACACTCCTTTCATAGAAGATGATGTTGAGTTTCGTTGGTCGCATACCTTCTGTGCTTTTTATTAATGAATTTAGAATACATTTTTCCTACACCAATATGGTCAGTAGATTTTAATTTTGATCTGACTAAAATGAAAGAGTTTGTTCTTGAGGAAAGAGAAAAAAATAACTCAAGACAAATATCAAATATTGGCGGATGGCAATCAAATGATTTTTATCCATCAGATTTTTCTAATACAGAATTTAAAAATTTTTTTTCTAGAATACAAAGTGCGCTGCAGCAATGTTTCTATGACTATGGGACCGAGCAAGTTCCCGTAGTTGATAACATTTGGTTTAATATTAATCGAAAGGGAAATTATAATGTTTCCCATTTTCATGCTGGTCCAATACTATCTGCATGTTTCTATATTAAATCTCCAGAAGATTCTGGTTCTATAGTATTTGAAAGATCAACTCATGAAGATTATATTATTTCATCTAAGATAGGATTATCTACAAGTAGACTAGCTGCATCTAAATGGAGATATCAAGCAATCGAGAATAGACTTCTACTTTTTCCAGCATGGTTATCGCATAAAGTAGAAGAGAATAATTCTAATGAAGAAAGAATTTCCATGGCATTCAATATTAAGGCAAAGTGATGTTAAAAGTTATTGACAATTTTCTACCAAAAAATTTACAAGAAGAATTAAAAACTACTTGTCTAGGAACTGCGTTTCCTTGGTATTATATTCCAGATGTGACCAGAAGTATTTTCATTGATGGTGAATATGCTCAACCAGGATTTCATCATACGCCATTTGCTGAGTATACTCCACAGTCTCATTATTTTGATTACTTTAAATTTTTATCATACTTTATCGAAGATGAAATTGGATACTCCGATCCACTACATTTGTTTAGAATAAGAGCAGGATTAAATGTAGCTACTGCATATAATAATATAGAGTTTGATCAAGAGTATAACTTTCCCCATATAGATCATAATAATGAGTTTGTAAAATGTAAAACATTTACTTGTCTTTACTACGTTACAGATTCTGATGGAGATACATTTGTATTTGATCAGACCCAAGAATCAAAAGAGTATACTGTAAAGAAAAGAGTTACACCAAAACAAGGAAGACTTTTTATATTTGATGGAGAACAATATCATGCGAGTTCTTCCCCAATTAAATCTAGTTCTAGAGTTGTTCTAACATTAAATTATCATGCAGAGAGAGTTATTTAATTTAAAAAAAATTATTAAAGACAGTGATAAAGTAGTTGTATTTAATAAATTATTTTCAGATCCTAATTTTATTTCTTGGCAAGATGTTGAGTATTCTATTAATAGTGGCAAGTATCACGTAGAAATTTTAGACAACAAAAACAAAGTTAGTGTTTCTGAGTCCAGATATTTCTGGCATAGTCATCCAAATCAAGATAAAGAATTACTGTTCCATCTAATCAATGAGGGGAAAACTTTTGTAATACATCAGTTCTCTTTGTTCAATGAAAAGATTGCAGGACTAGCAGCAGACATCGAGCATATGTTTCCTGTTCAGTGTGATGTTCATGTCTATGGTGGTATAGGACATAGCGGATCTTTCAATCCTCATGTAGATATTCCATCAAATTTTATCATTCAACTTGATGGAGTGACGAAGTGGAAGGTGTATAAAAACTATGCAACAGATCTGTTATTGCAAGAAGAAGTAAATACTTACTTTGATCCAGAAAATTTAGAAGTAGATCATGAGATTGACTTAGAACCAGGAGATATGATATACATTCCTGCTAGAAGATTCCATGCTGCTTTCCCAGAAGGAAACAGACTTTCTTTGAGTATACCATGTAGATCTATAAAATATAATACAGATCAGTCTATTCATTTAAATAGAAACTTTTATAAAATTGACCATGGAAATTAAACCAATACTCATCAAAGATTTTATATCTAAAGATGTTATTAGATTACTTGATACAGAGTTTTCTATGATGAGAGATTGTATGAAAACTCTAGGTTCTCCAGAGGGTTTCAATGATCCATCTACAGATAATACTTTCTCTTGGTATTCCCCAATCTGTTTTGAAGCATTGTCTGTATTCATTCAAAAAGATATAGAAAAAATTCTTGGTAGACCTATCATATCAACATACTCTTATGGTAGAATCTACATGAACAATAGCGAATTAAAGAGACACACAGATCGACTAAGTTCTGAAATTACTGTCAGTTGTTGTTTGAGAAAAGATTCATCTTGGCCACTATGTTTTGAGTATGAAAATACTACCATGGAATTTGATTTAGAACCAGGAGATGCTGTTATAGGTTCTGGATCTAAGACTCCTCACTGGAGAAATAAATACAATGGTAACGAACATGTTCAAGCATTTGTTCAATATGTTTTCGCGGATGGTGAAAGATCTCATTTAGCGTATGATACTAGACCCTGTTTAGCATCACCATATGAGTTAACTGACATCTCTGTCAAAGAAGAAATGAAAAACTATCAATCCTGAGGTGACTATGGAATCCCCACAAAAATACGAATATCCTGACCCTACTCCACCAGTAGAAGAGAAAAAAGACCTCCTTACTTTTGAGGATCTTTGGGAAAATTTCTGTCAACAATTGAATGTTGCTAGAGAAAATTTAAAGCAAAAAGAATCACAAATTGATGATGAAATCTCTTCTTTAACCAGAATTGATTTGACAGAATATAATGAGTTAAAGGTTGTGGTTACTAAATTGGAAGCAGCAGTAGAAACTTTGGATCTTGTTAGAACTAAAGTTTGTGGAGAAAAATCTTTAATTGAGATCATATAAATATTATTATCGTTATTCTATAAAATACTACAATGGATACTGAACAACTTAAAAAGAATTTTGACGATCAACTTGCTCAAACTCTAAAGCAAATTGGTGAACTTAAAGAAAACCTAAAGAAGGCAGAGGAATATAAATTGAAGCTAGAGGGAGGTCTTGAAACCCTGCTTATGTTGAATCCTCCAAAAGAAGAATCACCTGCAGAAGAACCAGCAGAATAACTCTAAGTCCCTGCCTGATAAATACAGGTAGGGACTTTTTGTATCTAGGTGCATGGCTTCACCATCAAGTAAATCAGAATTAATTGATTTCTGTAAGCGTCAACTGGGAGCACCAGTGCTGCAAATTAATATTGCAGACGAACAAGCAGATGATATTGTTGATCAATCAATGCAATACTATCATGAGTATCATTTTGATGGTGTAGAAAGAATGTATCTGAAGCACAAATTTACTTCGGATGATGTTACCCGTTTCACAGAATCTGATGAAGATACTACTTCACCAAACTCAGATGCTTGGGAAAATAGAAATAACTATATTGAAGTTCCTGATGCAGTAATTGGTATTGCCAAAGTATTTGGTGTTTCCTCAAACTTTATGAGGAACAACTTGTTTGGTATGAGTAATCAATACTATTTGATGGACCTGTTTTCATTCTCTTCAGGTTCTGGTTTTGCTTTTGGCAACTTTGATCTTACCAACTATTACATGATCAAACAGCATTTTGAAACCATTGATATGGTTATCAATACAGGTGCGTTTGTTGAGTATAGATTTAATAAAAGACAAGATCGTTTGTATCTTGATATAGATGCAACAAGAATTGTAGAAGATCAGTATCTACTTATTGATTGTTATCGTTATTTAAATCCAGACGATTTTACTCAAGTTTATAATGATAGTTTTGTTAAGAGATATACCACTGCCTTAATGAAGAGACAGTGGGGACAGAACTTAATTAAGTATAACGCAGTTCAACTTCCTGGTGGTGTTACCCTTAATGGTCGCCAGATCTGGGAAGACGGCAACAATGAAGTGAAAGAACTGGAGTCAAAAATGATGACAGATTACTCACTCCCACCCATGGATATGATCGGATAAGATGCCTACTAGTCCTTATTTCCCAAGTTATTACGGTGGCACATCTGGCGAGCAAGGTCTCGTTCAGGATCTTGTGGATGAACAGATCAAACTGTTCGGCACAGATATCTACTACCTACCAAGAACTATCATTACAGATGGCGTCCTAGACGATATCATCTATAATAAGTTTGAGAGTCAATTTCAAATAGAGATGCTTCTACAGAACGTAGAAGGTTTTGGGTCACCATCAGAATTCATCAGCAAGTTTGGACTTCGTATTACCGACGAGGTTCGCTTTGTTGTGTCTCAACGTAGATGGGAAGAAGCAGCAGATGGTTATACTTTAACTGTCCCTGGTCGTCCTAACGAGGGTGATCTACTTTACTTCCCACTTACAGAAGATATTTACGAGATCAAGTTTGTAGAAAGAGAAGATCCATTCTATCAGTTAGGTAAGATCTATTTCTATACAATGACTGCAGAGATCTATGAGTATGGTAGTGATAATATCTCTACTGGCGTAGAAGATATTGATGCTCTTGAGAGTCTGTTTAGCAGTGCCATTGCTCTCACTCTTTCTGTTGGTGGAACAGGGGAGTTTACTGATGGAGAAACTGTCACAGGTAGCACTACTGGAACAGAAGCAGAAGTGAAGTCTTGGGATAGTGCAACTAGAGTTATGCAAGTAATTAATAGAACAGGAACTTTTACCACAGGAGAATCTATTACTGGAAATAGTAGTAGTGCTGTCTGGGTAGTAGGAACCTTCGATACTCTAAATAATACGAACAGCGAGTATGATCAAAATCGAGAGATCGAAGATGCCGCTGATAACATCATTGATTGGACAGAAGGTAATCCATTTGGTGAGTCTGGAAATTTTACTGGTAGTATCTAATGTTTGGATCACATTTTTATAACGAAATTATTCGTAAAAATATTGTTGGATTTGGAACCCTGTTCAATAATATTACTCTCAAAAAAATTGATCCTTCTGATAACTCTGTATTAGAAGAAGAGAAAGTTCCCTTGGCGTATGGTCCAAAGGCAAAGTTCTTGACTCGTCTAGAACAGAACCCAGATGTTGGAAGAAAGATTGCTATTACATTACCACGTCTCTACTTTGAGATGACTGGTATTCAATATGATCCCACTCGTAAAACATCTCCGATTCAAAAATATAGAAAGGTTCAAATTGAAGATGGTAATGAAGTAGCAGAACAGTATGTTCCTGTTCCATATACTCTTGAATTTCAACTTGGTATTATCGCCAAAAATCAAGATGATGGTCTACAAATTTTAGAACAGATTCTACCATACTTTCAACCATCGTTTAATATCACTCTCAATATGATTCCAGACATGGATGAGAAAAGAGATGTTGCTATTACATTAAACAATGTTCAGTATGATGATGCATGGGATGATAGTTTTATTGAGCGTAGATATATTACATGGGAGTTATCATTTACTGCTAAGTCTTACATCTATGGTCCTTATGATCAAGCAAGTGTTATCAACAAAGCAATTGTTTACGAAGGGATTAACGCTACTGTTCCACAAAGAACTACTAAAGTTACATACACACCTAAAGCATTACAAGACTATAACAATGATGGCACTATAGATTATCAAGATGATCAATTAGTTGTAGCATCAGATGACTTTGGATTTAATGAAGGGATTGAAATACTATGAGCAAGTTTGAAAATAATATGGAAGATATGTTTGATATCGAAGTTGAATCTACTGATATTGAACCCACAAAACCTAAACCTCCTGCTA